ATCGACGTCACGTCCATCGCCACAACCAACCCGATGATCACCGAGCAAAAAGATATCACCTGGACTTGTTCTCGGGGTTTTGGGAATTGCCGGAATGATTTCATCATCGGGATCTGTGGGATCATTCAAGATCACATCGATCTCACCGCTTGAGAACCCGGTCATCGAAAGGTCGATATCGATATCGAGACTTGATAGTTCTCCCAGCTCCAACTTCAGCAGATCAACATCCCAACCTGCATTGAGCGCTATCTTGTTATCGGAGAGTCTCAGGGCACGTATCTGGGCATCGCTTAGACCGTGAAGAACGATTGTTGGAACTGTTTCCAATCCTAAGGATTTTGCAGCCTGTAGACGCCCGTGCCCGGCGATGATCGTATCAAGTGGATCGATCAGTATTGGATTTGAAAAGCCAAATTCCCTGATTGAAGCTGCGATCTGTTCGATCTGTTTCTTCGAGTGGGTTCTTGCATTACGAGGATCAGGATCCAAGTCTGCGATGGGTGAATAGGTAATAGCTAATAGATTAAAGATTTTCCTTTCCTCGATAAGAGTGACTGATTTCGTACATATAGGGGAAGCGCAGTTCAAACACCACAATATATAGTGGTTAACATATTTTTAACGGAATGATTGCGGCATTCAAAGAATCAAACTGGACTTTGTTGGCAATGTGAGTATTGATGAACCCGCCCGGATATTCGGGCTTTCCCTGGTAGCGGCGATATTAATATTAGCCAGTAAGGGAGACCTCCATTTTGATAAATACACACTCGACCTACGACACCGTTGTAGCTCAGGCCCCAATTTCCTCAACGCGTGGCAATGGAAGGGGTCTGCGTATTGAAAAACAGTATCAATCTTTCCGGACAACATTTGCCGAAACCCGAAACCACGTCTTGCGGATGTTGCGATGAGCCTGCGTGAATATATCCAGGAGCAAGTGGATGATCTGGAAGGGGCCTGGACCTGGAAGGTCTGCGGTCGTTTTGGCGTCGTCGTTACGGCAGTCCCCCAACCTTGCGTTCAATCCACCTGTTTAAATTGATGCTCGCCTGGCGATTGCAGGCAGAGGCATTCGGCGGACTTGAGCAAAGTACGATAGCCCAATTGAACCGGACAGGGCCTGTTCGTGCAGAAGGTTTGGAACTTGGTGTTGGCGCCATCCTTCGACGTCAGTGGAAAGGACGTACTGTCGAAGTCGTGGTTGAAGAAAATGGATTTCGCTGGGATGGAAAGATCTTCGTTAGCCTTTCAGCGGTGGCTACTGCAATTGCGGGGTCCAGATGGAATGGTCCGCGGTTCTTTGGATTGAGACAGTCAGAAAGTCAGAGACAAATATGAGCGTGCCGGTGAAACGATGCGCACTTTATACCCGCAAGAGTTCCGAAGAGGGCCTTGATCAGGACTTCAATAGCCTTGATGCGCAGCGTGAGGCCTGTGAGGCTTATGTCAAAAGCCAGGCCAGCGAACGCTGGCGTGCAATTGATGCAAAATACGATGATGGCGGCATCTCCGGTGGCACCATGGAGCGCCCGGCACTTAGGCGACTGTTGGGAGACATCTCCCATGGTAAAGTCGATGTTGTCGTAGTTTACAAAATCGACCGCCTGACACGATCACTGGCCGACTTTGCCCGAATGGTGGAATTGTTTGACCAGCACAATGTCAGTTTTGTCAGCGTAACCCAATCCTTCAACACCACCAGCAGCATGGGCCGGCTGACGCTGAACGTTCTTTTGTCATTTGCGCAGTTTGAACGGGAAGTCACCGGTGAACGCATTCGAGATAAAATTGCAGCTTCAAAGGCCAAGGGCATGTGGATGGGGGGAAGGGTAGCTCTCGGATATGACGCTCCTACCAACGGTTCCCGGACTTTGGTTGTCAATCCGCTTGAGGCAGAGACCGTACGTTTGATCTACCGAACCTATCTAGACTTGGGGTCAGTTCATGAACTGGAACGCTGGCTGACATCGCGAGGTATACGATCCAAGCGGCACACCACGAAAAAGGGCAAGATAATAGGAGACCGGCCATTTAGTCGGGGAGCGCTGTTCCACTTGCTGCGCAACCAGATCTACCTGGGCATGATCGTCCACAAGAAAACGGTTCACCCCGGGAGCCATCCAGCGATCGTTGATGCAGACCTGTTCGAGCAGGTTCAATCGCTCATGGATACCAACAAACGTCGCACTGCCAAAAGCCGCAATCGTGTAGCCGATGCTCCGCTGAAGGGACGTATATTCGATGCTGATGGAGAGCCGATGTCGCCCACATTCTCCCGGGGGGCTCGCGGCAAACTCTATCGCTATTATGTCTCGGCACCCCTCCAGCAAGGACGCATGCAATCGACAGACAGTTCTTTTACAAGCCGGGTTCCGGCAGCTTTATTGGAGAAAACACTGACCGATATCGTTGAAAGGACCATCAACAAAAGACGCAAGACACCGCTTGATTGTCTCACACGTGTCGAAATCCACAGACAAAGTGTTCACCTGCTGATGCCAATCAAATTTCTTACACAGATGCATTCCAATCTGGAAAACGGGGAACATGCCGAACAAGAGCCCACCGATCCAAAGCAAATGCGGCTGACCGTGCCACTTCGGTTTTCCACCAACCGAGGCAGTACCAAGATTATTGGTGGGAGCGCGTCCCAGCCAAATCCGGATAATACCTTGATCAAAGCTTTACGAACGAGCCATGCGATGGTCGACAGGGGCGCGTCAAAAATGCCGATATTGAATTCAGCGCCGAAAACGCCATGGCAACGCAAGCTTGTGCGGTTGGCATTTTTGGCTCCCGATTTGCAGAAGGCAATCCTGGCCGGCGAGCAACCAGCGGAACTAACCCTTTCATATCTGATGGACGACAAAATGCCACTTTCATGGGAAGCTCAGCGGCAATGGATCAGTGCGCGTTCACGACACCTGCAGGACTAATCTGAACCACTACAACTAATCCATCCTGGCCCAAATACCGGTATCTCCTGTTAATGCACATACGTCCCCCTGATCATGCCTTTGTTGCACCCTGTTAACGCGATTAAACACCCTGTTTTGGCCAATAACAGGAAAGTGCCTTTTTACCCCTTTAAGTCACTGTAATAACGCACTAAATTATCAAGACGCAATCGGAACAGCGCTTTAGGCACCTGTTATTGGCTGTTTTTTGATAGATTTTCCCTGTTAATGGCGTCTGCAGCGAAACTCACCCAACTCGCTGACTAGCAGAGACTCTCTCCCAGATGCCGCCTGATATTACCCTAAAGTCGTCTCAAATCAGACGCACCAATTCCTAAGAAGCGCGAATACTTACGCTGTTACGGGCGGTTAGCAAGAGTGTAATGAGTAGGAGAATTGTGTGGCGGGTGACTGGCGGAGAGACAGGGATTCGAACCCTGGAGACGGTCACCCGCCTACACACTTTC